AGACCGGTTCCGCGCCGGCCCTTGTCGAACACGTTGGTTTCGTCGCCGTTCTCGGCGGTCATGACGATGGTGCGACGGCCTGCAATCGAGGTGACGGTCACGTAGGAGCCCGAGGGTATGTCCATGTCGAGCGCGTACGTGTTGCCGCCCAACGTGAGTTGCGGGTTCGACACCGGTCCGAATATCACCATCTGGAACGGCATGGCAGTGGGCATGGGATTCGAGGCCACCGCGTTCCTCGTGGTCGCCAGATAATCATGCGGATAATCATGCGGATAGTCGAGGTCCAGTCCGGGCGTGAGCGCGTCGCTCCAGAAGTGCTGCGATTCCCCGGCCTTACGCCAGATGCCGTCAAGCATGACCACGGTGAGCTTCTGCTGGATTATCACCGGCGTGATGGTCTGCGGCTCCGCCTTGACCACGTAGGCGCGAGTCGTCCAGCCGTCAGCATCAAACATGCCCGGCGTTCCTGCGGCAACGTCGGCATCGAACAGGCGGCGCGTCGAATCCACCTTCTCGGGGCAGCGGACATAGGCTAGGTCAAGCTCGGCCTCGCGCGCCGTACGACTTACTCCGGTCAGACTCCGGTATCCGATGGTGTACGACCATTCGCGTCCACGCAGCCCATCCGCCGTCTGAGCCCAGATACCGGGCCCTTCCAGTGGGATCGTCTCACCGGTCGAGGCGCATATATAACTAAGCGATCGCATTGCGTATCACCCTTCCGATTTCACGACCATCCACCTCGATGCCAAGCTTCTCCATAATCAGCGGCATATCCGCGTGCAGCGCGCGCAGCTCCGACAGGAGTTCGCCAAGCAGCTCACCGGACTGGTTCTGGTATGTGCCGTTCGCAGTGCCTGTGCCGACGCCCGAGCGTGGCGTGTCCATGCCATGCATGAGTTCCATGCTGGCCGGGCTGATCGCGGCGCGGGTGGCGTCCACGAGGCCGGCCCGGCGTTGGAGCATACCCTCGGCCAGACCGTCGATGATGCTTTGGCCGGAGTAGAGGGTCCAGCCGTGGCCGCTGAACGGGCCTTCCTTCGCCGGGGAGTGCGGGAACAGTTTCGAGATGGCCTCCATCGCGTTGGATGCGGCGTCAACGGCGGCGCTGATGCCGTTCCTGATGCCTTGGGCGAGACCGTCCATGATGCTGCGGCCGGATGAGAGGAGCCACGAGCCCGCGTTGGAGAACAGGCTTTGTATGCGTCCGGGCAGGCTCTGCAATGTGCCGGTGATACCTTGCAGGAACTGGTTGCCGGCGTTGCGTGCGCCCGCCCCCATCTGTCCGCCCCATGCCTGCACGCTGCTTATCGCGCCGGTCAGCCATTGCCAGATTCGTCCGGGCAGCGACTGGAGCCATTGGCCAAGCCCGGTCAGGAACCGGCTTCCCGCGTCTCCGGCCTGCGCCATCATCTGGCTTCCCCATGCCTGCACGTTCTGGATGGTCTGGGTCAGCCATGTCCAGATTTGTGACGGCAGCTGCTGGAACCATTGACCGATGTTGGTCAGGAACTGGCTTCCCGCGTCCATGGCCTTCTGCGGCAATGATTGGAACCATTGCCCGATCTCGTCAAGCTTGGCCTTCACCGGTTCCACGAACGTGGAAGAGAAGCCGTTGACGGCGTTGGCCCCGGCGTCGCCGGAGAACAAGCCGAACAGGTTGCCGGCCATGTCGGCCAGCGAGCCCATCGGGTCGAGCAGGAATCCGATCACCTGGCCGAGGATGGGGAACTTCTCGTTGAGCCAGTCGATGCCGTCGGCGAGTTTGCCGACGGCGGTGGCGATCCCGTCGATGACGCCGGACACGGTCTCGACCACGCCGGCCACGGCGTTGATGTACGCGGCGAATCCTTTCGCGGCGGCGGCGGCCGTGTCGAGCCCGTCACCCGCCCCTTCGGCGGACTTCTTGCCGCCGTCCAACGCCTTGCCGAGCCGTTTCAATGAGCCGAGGGCGTCGCCGAGCGCGGAGAATATGCGTTCGAGCGCGTCCATCCACGTGTCCAATGCGCCGCTGTCGGAGAGAGTGTCGGTGAATTTTTTCACCCATTCGGCCACGCGTTTGAGCTGGTCGGCCATCTTCTGCACGAGGTCGGCCGCGACCTTGATAACCGCGCCCAGCAGTTCCGCGGAGCCCTTGGCCGAGTCGAAGCGGCCGGCCGCTGATTCGGCCATGTCGCCGGCACCACGGAAGGCGTCAGCGACGTCGCCGATAGCGTCGAACAGGCCGCCCAACGCGCCGGCCAGCTGCTGCACGGCCCCGGTGTCTTTCAGCGCGGCGATGAACTTGCTCCACCATTCGACCGTGTCGGCGATCCAGTCCGCGAAGTCGGAGAACACCGTGCCCACGTATTTGAGCACGCCCTCGATGGCGGAGACTATCGCGCCGTCCGGCACGAGGCCCTTGAACGACCCGGCGATGCGGTCTACCGCCTCGGTGACGCGGCTGCGCGCGGATTCGAACGCCGTGGAGATGGTGTCCTTGAACCGGGTTATCGCGCCGGTCTTGTCGAGCTTGTCGTACAGGCCCGTGATCCACTTGCCCGCTTCGGAGAACTTCTTCTTCACGTCCGTGACCATGCCGGCGGCCGCGTCGCCCACCTTGCCGAACTGGGAGCTGAACCTGTTGATCGCGCCGGCGATGTTCTCCACGCCGACGGCATCGATGACCTTCTGCACGGCCTTGGCGACGCGGTTCTTCACGTTCTCCATGGCCGTGCCGATGCCCTGGGTCGCGTCCTTGGCCTGCTGGGCGAACGAAGCGTATTTGCCGAAACCGTTCTGGTTGAGGTCCATGACGGCCTTGTTGAAGTCGTCGAACGAGTATTTGCCGTCCTTCATGGCCTCGTACAGGTCGTTGGCGTTGTGGCCGGCTCCCATCATGGCCTCGGCCACTTGGTTGAGCTGGCCCGGCATGGCGGCCTGAATCGAACGCCATGCCTGCATGTCGACCTTGCCGGCGGAGAGCATCTGCGTGTACTGGGTGAGCGCGTTCTCCTGCTCCATGGTCGAAGCGCCGCCGGCGAGCATGGCGTTGTTGAACGCCAAAGCGATGTCGGTGGCCTCGTCGAGGTTCGAGGTCAGTGGGGCGAGCTGCTGGACCATGCCGGTCATGGCCGAGCTGGTGGTGGGCAGGCCGTCGAGCGCGTTCGTAATCTTC